GTGACAAATTTGTCACACTGTTGCATAAATACCACACCATTGACAATGCGACTCGTTCTCAATCGTGTGTCAAAACTGTGACAACATTGTGTCAGAATTGTATTGCGACTGAGAATGATTCGCAAATAGAGTACGACCCCCCCACGGGGTAGTCACATCTGATTCGTCCTTTGCTTCCATTTTTGGAGAAATGTAGAAAATCCTTGACATTACTGTTTTAATACAGTACAATACCTATAACATAAGGGGTTCCTATGGACTATTTAGAGCTAAACGGTAAAAAGTACCCTAAAGTTACACTACACTGGGTGGACATAGCTGGAGATTCCACCACTGTAGGTAGCGAAGATTTCGAGGAGATGCTTTGCGCCCACATAGTTTCAGTAGGATACCTTTACGACACCTTTGAACAAGATGGTAAAACATACGTCAGGACTTTCTCATCCTACGAGATAGCTGCTAAACCTGCGTTTGGGGATAGAAACGTGTTCCCTTTATCCGTCTTCTCTAAGGAAAGTAAGCAAACCATCAAGAAACTGATGCGGGGGAAGGAAGCAGATGAGTAAAACTCTTGTATTTATAGTGTTCCTGGCTGCGCTTATGCCTATGTCTACTGCGCTGTTTAACAGTGCGTTTACTTAGGAAGAGGAAAACGTATGGCTAAGTACCCTACAGGTGAGAAGCCTTTTCCTGGCCCTTTAACCGAAAAAGAAGCATCCTTTGTGATGGGCTTGGTAGATCAGAAAATGGAGCCAGAAGACGCTTTTATGGCGGCTGGCTACTCCAATGATAAGGAGAAAAAGCACAGATCGCGCAGACTACAGCGATTCCTGTGGCTCCACATAGAGGATCGTATCAAGCAACGTGTTAGTGAAACGGCTACACTGGCTCTTAATGTACTGGAAGACCTTATGCGGTCTGGGGAGAGCGAGAATGTCAGGCTCAACGCTGCCAGGGATATACTGTCCAGAGCAGGGTATGACGCGACACAGCGTAGCGAAACCACTATTAAGGAAGTATCTGACCTTACCGATGAGGAGTTGGACAGCCAGATACAGCAACTAGCCAGTGATAACGTAGTAGTACTCAAGAAAGAGGACTAGTTGAATAGTAAAGCACAAGTGCTAAAGTTATTGCGTGAGAAACAGCACAGGGTGGAAACTACTAGGATCAACCAATACGAACCCTACAAGTACCAAAGCAAGTTTCACGCAGAAGGTGAGGAGTGTAGGCAGAGAATACTCATGGCTGCTAACAGGGTTGGAAAAACCTACTGTGGAGCGGCTGAGACTGCCTACCACCTTACAGGAAACTACCCTGAGTGGTGGAAGGGGCGTAGGTTTAACAAAGGTGTTAGAGTGTGGGTAGCAGGTGAGAGCAACGATACCACACGCGACATCATCCAGAAGGAGCTATTTGGAGTACCGCAAGACCCTCAGAAGCATGGTACAGGGGCAATACCGCTAAAGAATATAGTGGAAACAATTAGGAAACCTGGTGTACCAAACGCCTACAGCGCGGCTCTGGTGCGCCACAGTAGCGGTAAGAATAGCCACATAAGCTTTAAGGCTTACGAGCAGGGTTTTGAAAAGTTTATGGGGGAAGCGGTAGACGTTATATGGCTGGACGAGGAACCGAAGCACGAGATTTTCTCGCAGTGTATAACCAGAACGGCAGATACGGCTGGTGTGGTATATATGACATTTACACCAGAGAAAGGGATGACCAACGTAGTTAGCGCGTTTATGAACGATCTGAAAGCAGGACAGTCGATAACTACGGCAACATGGGACGATGTGGAGCATCTGGATGAAAAGACCAAGACTCAGCTTCTTTCTGTCTACTCTCCAGCGGAACGGGAAATGCGGTCTAAGGGTATACCCGTATTTGGCTCAGGTTTGGTCTTTCCTGTTACAGAAGATGATATTATTTGCGAGGATTTTGACATTCCTAGGCATTATCCTTGCATTGCTGCTGTTGATTTTGGGTTTGACCATCCCACAGCGGTATCTTGGGTCGCTCTGGACCCAGATGACGATGTAATGTATGTCTACGATGAGTATAGAAGGAGTAAGGAAACACCGCTGACCCACGCTGCTGTTATAAACGCCAGAACACCTGGACTACCTGTAGCCTTCCCGCATGACGGGTTACAGCACGATAAGGGGAGCGGAGTGCAACTGGCACAGCAGTATAGGGACTTGGGAGTGTATATGCTACCAGAGCATTTTAGCAACCCTCCTGCTGACGGTATGGTTAAGGGTAACAACTCTGTAGAAGCAGGTATTAGCGAACTGCTCCAGAGATTTGAAACGGGTAGGTTGAAGATATTTAGAAGCTGCGTGGAGACTATGGAAGAGATGAGGCTCTACCACAGGAAAAACGGTAAGGTAGTTCCGATAAAGGATGACTTGTTAAGCGCAATGCGCTACGCTGCTCTAAGCGTGGAACGGTTTGGAGAGCGTCAGAAGTCAAAGGCCATGTTCCGTAAGTACGGCTTTGAATCTGAGATAGAGTACAGCAATGCAGGAGTGGTTTGATGGCTAAAGATACAAATAGGTACGGTAGGACAATAAAGCATTTAGGAAAGGGCAGGTTTCAGAGGCGGTATAGAGAGGGAGAAAAACCAAGCCTTTCTGAGAAGGCGTTTGACAAAATATTCAAACTATTAAAGGGAAATTAGTATGATGGTCAAGCGCAAGGGTAAAGGTAAGGGAGGTTATTGATGGCTAATAAGACCAGGGAAGAACGCCATGCAGAGAGAGTTAGGAAAAGTCTTAATGCTATGGGAGTAACTAACCGATACGGACGCATGGTTAAGCGCGAGGAAAGAATAAGAAAAGGTAAATACCGTAGATTACGCGATAGCGACCGATCTACCGCACTGTGGGCCTTAAAATGACCCGTTGGGACAGTTCGCGCACCTTAGACCGTATGACAGATATCATACACCCTGAGCGTAGGAAAGAGCAGGAAAGCCCCTTTGGAGCAATAATGCAAGCTATAGTACCTGATTCTCCTAGAAGGAAGAAGAGTAATGCCAGTAAGAAGAGTAAGCGGGGGGTACAAGTGCGGGAGCAAGGGAAAAACGTATAAAAGCAAAAAGAAGGCAGATCGACAGTGCAGAGCAATCTACGCTAGTGGGTATACGAGTAAAAGCAATACAACTAGGAAAAGGGGTCGCAGGTATACTTAGTACGGTTGTATTTTTCCTAGCAGTAGGTTCAGTAGGACTGTATTTTATGTTTGTAATGGGAGCGGCTCTTACAAACACCATTTGCGATTGTTTGGTATAATATGGCACAACTATCAGATTCAGAAATCTTAGCACTGGTTCAGTCAGAAGTTACAGACAGTGCTGGATATCTTGATTCGGAGATTAGCTCTCAACGCGAGAAGTCGATGGAGTACTTCTACGGAGAGCCTTTTGGTAACGAGGAAGACGGGCGTTCCCAAGTAGTAATCACCGATGTTCAAGATACGCTCATGTGGATGATGCCTAGCTTGATGCGTATATTTACAGCGGGAGACAAGGTTGTAAAGTTCCTGCCCGTAGGTGCGGAAGATGAAGCTGTAGCAGACCAGGCTACCAAGTATGTAAACCATGTGTTCTATAAACAGAACAACGGGTTTTCCATACTGTATAACTTCTTCCTAGACGCTCTAATGCAGAAAGTAGGAGTTGTCAAGCACTATTGGGAAGAATTGGAAGAAACCAGTACGGAAGAGTACGAGAACTTAACCCAGAGCGAGTTTGATCTGCTGCTAGAGGATGATGAACTAGACCTACAGCAGCACACAGAAGTAATAAAAACTGAGCAGATCACCGATCCGCAAACAGGCGAACTATTAAACGTAGAAATACCTATACATGATGCGGTGTTTGTTCGTACCACACTGGGCGGTAAGGTAACGGTGGAGAACGTACCGCCTGAAGAGTTCCTGATAAACAAAGGTGCTAAATCTGTTGAGGACGCAAGATTTGTCTGTCACCGCACTCACAAGACACGCTCAGAGCTTATTAACATGGGTTTTGACGAGAAGGACGTAGAAGACCTACCAGCCTACTCAGGAGCAGCCGATACAGTAACAACCAGCCCTGAATATATGGCTAGGCATAGCTACGATGCTACCGATGTATCGCAAACACAGACCTCAAGCAAAGCTGAGGAAATGGTACAGATATTTGAGTCGTACATTAAATGCGATATGTATGACGATGGTGTATCAACTCTGAGAAAGATTGTATACGGTGGGGATATTATACTTGACAACGAGGCTGTAAGTAGTGTACCATTTAGTACTATATGCCCTATACCCATACCGCACAAGTTCTTTGGACTATCTGTAGCAGAAACAGTACAGGACATCCAGCTAATACGTTCTACTCTGACTAGAAACCTTCTGGATAATATGTACCTAGCCAACAACGGCAGGTTCCAAGTTGTAGAAGGTCAGGTCAATATAGATGACTTGCTCACCAACAGACCAGGTGGTATAGTTCGTACCCGCTCTCCACAGGCTCTACAACCTATACAAACACCAGCTTTGCAAGACTACAGCTTCAAAATGCTGGAATACTGGGACGAGATTAAGTCTGGACGCACAGGTGTCAATCCTGCTACTCAAGGGCTACCCGCTGATGTACTTAAATCTCATGTTACAGCAGGGGCTATAACAGGTGCGCTTACAAATGCTCAGGGAAGATTAGAACTAATAGCCAGGATATTTGCTGATACTGGCGTTAGAAATATGTTTAAGGCGATATATAACCTAATACAGCGGTACGAGAATAACGATAAAATTATCAGGGTTGATAACCAATATGTCGAGATTGATCCTGCAAGCTGGCGCGAAGACCTGGATGTAGATATAGAAGTTGGTATAGGTTACGGAGATCAGGATATAAGACTTAACAACCTATCCTCCTTTACTACACTGGTGGAAAAAGTAGCAACTCAGACAGAAGGTATTATCACATCTGAGAACATCTACGCTTTGATGCGAGAAATTGCAGAAGAGATGGGGATAAAAAATGTAGATAAGTTTATTTCTACACCACCACCCCCAGACCAGATGGAGCCAAATGCTCAAGAGCAGTTAGCACAAGCTCAGGCACAGGCAATGATGATACAGGCCCAAGCTACTTTAAAAGAGGCAGAAGCTTCTATGCACGAAGCTCAGATCAAAGCAGCAAAGCTGGAAATAGAGCGCATGGAAGTAGAACAGACTTTAGCATTGAAGCAGGAAGAGTTGAAACTCAAGGGCATAGAGCTTGGCTACGAGATGTCCTCTAAAACTAATGTAAAAGCGTCAGGATAAAGGAACCATAATTATGGCACGACAAAACAATTACTATAGAGTAAACTCAAGCGAGAACTTGGCGGCTACTACAACGTCAGGAGCTACCCGTACAGGAGCTTGTCCAGCA